AAATGAGGTCATCAAAACAGATGGCGATTACCCGGTATTATTGACAAAGGCATTACGCAAAGAGATTACAATTGAAACTTTGGTAATACTGAATAAAATTCTAAATTTCTTTCCAATGTGGGATAAAAAAATCACCGATACAATTCGTTGGCCTGATTTTAGGCGTAAATGTGAAAAGTATGCCTCATTTCTACCACAAGATGTTGTAAAATTCAAGTTGATATTGAAAAAGGTTTTGGAATGAAAAAATTATACCTTGATATGGATGGCGTTCTCTCTGATTTTGAAGGTGCGTTTTCTGGACATTATGGACCAGATACACTAAAGAACCGAGAAAAAAAGTTATGGACAGAAGAATGGCCTAATTTCATTTTAGAGAAAAAAGGATTCGAATCTCTTCCTTAGTGGCCAGGTGGCCAAGAAATGGTTAAGTTTGCAAAAGAACTTGCCAAGAAAGGGATTGAAGTAGAAATTCTGACTTCATCTGGTGGTGAAAAATATCACAATGAGGTGAAAGAACAGAAGATTGCTTGGCTAAAGAAAAATGGTATTGCATTTAAACCGAATGTGGTGCCTGGTCGTAAACATAAGAAAGATTATGCAGGACCTGGCATTGTTTTAGTTGATGATACCTTAGATGTTATTCAAGCATTTAATAAAGCAGGCGGTATCGGCATACATCACAAAGATTTGGGCGATACTATTGAAAAAATCAAAACCTTGCTTGCATGAACACTAAATATATGATACATTATGTTTATGTGGATAAGTCGTTTATATACCGTTAATACTCCGTTTATACGAAAGGAAATACAATGAGTAGTTTTGCAAATTTAAAGCGTGGTCGCAATGACTTCGCTAAACTCACAAAGGCTATTGAAGCCACAACTCAAACCGCTGAAAGCGGATCCAAAGAAGATACCCGATTCTGGCAACCTGAAGTAGATAAAGCAGGTAACGGCATGGCTGTTATTCGTTTTCTACCCGCACCTGCCGCTGATGGTGATGATGCTCTGCCTTGGGTTCGTGTGTTCTCTCACGGATTTCAAGGTCCTGGTGGTTGGTTCATTGATAATTGTTTGACAACTATTAATGAGAAATGTCCAGTTTGTGAACACAACAATACATTATGGAATTCTGGCATTGAAGCAAATAAAGATATTGCTCGTAAACAAAAACGAAAACTATCTTATATTGCGAACATCTTGGTAGTCTCTGATCCTGCCAATAAAGAAAATGAAGGACAAGTCCGTCTTTTCAAATTTGGTAAGAAAATCTTTGATAAGATTACTGAAGCAATGAATCCAGATTTTGAAGATGAGAAAGCAGTCAACCCATTTGATATGTGGGAAGGTGCCAACTTCAAGTTGAAGATTCGTAATGTTGAAGGCTATCGTAATTATGATAAATCAGAGTTTGCGGAAGTATCTGCACTCTTTGATGGTGATGATGAAAAACTTGAAGCACTTTGGAAGTCAGAACATGGTATTAAAGAGTTTGCTGAAAAGAAACAATTTAAACCTTATGACCAACTGAAAAATCGCCTCGACAAAGTTTTAGGATTTGATGGTGCAGTACCTACAACAAAAACTAAAGCCGCTGATTCAGTCATTTCTTCAATTAAAGATGAAGATGTTTCAATGATTGATAAATCAATTGCTGAGGAAGATGAAGATTTGGATTATTTTAAGTCTCTCGCTGAATCGAAATAAACAATCCCATGCAAGTGCAACACCCGCTTCGGCGGGTGTTTTTTTATGCCACTCGGGCAGTTAATGCTTTTCCTGTATCTTTTTGTTCAGGAGGTTTCATTTCATTTTTAGTTACTGCCACTTTATTGTTTGTTGGTGCATTAATGATAATAGGCGTTTGAGGTTTTGCTTGTTGTCTCTGGTCTGATGCAAGTGTTGATGACGATGATGCAACAGAACCTCCACTTGGTGCAGAAGCAACCGCACCAACTTTTGTGATTGATGGGTCATTTAAATATTCTTGGAAATGTTGTTGTCTGTCTGCAAGTCCAATGAAACCACCATTGACAAATTTTGTAACTGCTTTAATATCTGACCAATCACCTTTATAACCCATCATATATTTGATTGCACTTTCAGCAGCACCTTCAGGTTTTGTTAATTGCTCAGGGTCGTTGGCATATCCAAATCGTGTATAGTTTTGTTTACCCGTTAATTGAATGAAACCACGACCTCGATATTGGAATCCTTCACCACCACCTTCTGGTGCATTACCCATTCTTCCACCATAAAGTCGTTCTGCAACTTTTTGTGGACCACCGGCCGATACTTGTTGTGCATCATCAGGACCCGAAAACTTTTTAGGGAACAACTTCATTAATGTTGGTGCTTTATAATTTAAGTTTTCACTCAAGGTTGTAAAACCACCAGATTCGTGACCAACTTGTGCCATAATTGCAGCACGAGCAGTTGGGTCTGTAATCTTTGCAGAATCCATCGCACCAAGCATTGCTTGTTTACCACTCGAAGAACCTACTTTTGCAGGTTTTGTTTCCGCTGATGATGGTGGTTTTGCACCAGGTGATGGTGCCGCAGCCGATGGTGCAGCTGCAGGTGCAGGTTTTGTTATTGGTGTCGGTGCGCTAACAGGTGGCGCAGGCGGTGCCATACCCGCAGGAGATGGAACAACTATTGATTCAGGTGGTGGTGCAGTCTCAACAGGTTGAAGTCTTTTTGCTTCTTCCTCACGGCGCATTGTTTCGGTTTTAGGAGGAAGTCCTAATCTTGCTCGAACAATCTCATCATCACCAGTATATTGTTTTTCTTTTTCTAACTTTCGAACACGCTCTGTTTCTGATGCTTCTGCTTGTTGGCGTTCTAATTTCTTTCTTTCGGCACTATCATCTACTGGTCGTTCTTCTTTCTTACTTAATCCTAACATGTCTTTTACAAAGTTAGGAACCATCCATGCAGTTGCCTTATTACTTAATAGTTTTTCTGCCCAACCTTTAAGAGTGCCCTTAATACTATCAATAACTTCACTTACCTTATCGATAACTTTTTTAATAAATGCAAATGTTTGTGGGAAAGTTTCTGCAAACCAACCAATCTTTTCTTTAAACCAATCTCCAATTTTTCCAATAAAACTAGAAACGGCATCAATAAGTGGTTGTATTAATTCTTTTACTTTGTCTAAAATTGGTTGAATTGTATCATCAAACCATTGTTTGATTCCGGCAGTAAACTCACTAAATTTTTCACTTATTGCGTCCCAAAGACCTTTTGCCCATTCAACAAAAGTATCTTTAAATGCAATAAAGATTACACCAATAACTGCACCAATTGCCAAATACTTTGTTAGTGACTTGAGTATTTTGTTGGCACTAAATTTTTCTTTCAAATTAGATATTAAACTTTTTCCTTTTTTTGGTGCAGGAGTAGCTTTCTTTTTTTCTTCTTTATCAACTTGAACATCTAATTTTGTAGCTCTATCACCTTCTTTAAGAAAGTGAGCATCCGCACCTTTTGCAGGAACACCACCTTCTAACTTTACCAATCTTTGCATATTTTGTCTTGCTACATTTAAGTCACGAGCAAAACCAGGTAAAGACATAAAGTTCTTACCTATAATTTTCAATAGTGTGTTTGGATTACCTTGGGTTTTTTCTACTGTTTTGGCAGCAATGCTACCTAAAACTTTAGATTTGATGGATGCACCAAGAGCGTCTGTTATCTTTGCCATACTATGCTCTTGTCAATATACTGGCTAATTCAGTATCGTAAACATCACCAATCTTACCTGATGCTTTTCCTTGTGATGAAGAAGAACTGTTATTTGTAGGTGCGTTTATTGTTGCACCATCGTCTGCGGCAGATTCCATTCTTTGTGCTTCTGCAACTTGTGAAGATGATTGAGATAATGCAGAACCAGATGGTGCAGATGAAGCACCACCCATTGCTTCGGCACCACCCGCACCGCCACCACCTGACGATACTGCACTTGCTGGCGTAGCAGAACCACCGCCACCAGAATCAACTGATGGTGAAGGACCACTTGATGCCATTACTGCACCTTTACCTGATTTGCGAATAGAATCTATTTGTCTTTGGAATCCAGCATTTGCTTCTTCCATTTCTTTCTTTTCAATTGCAAGGGTCGATGCATAATCGTCTTGTAATTCTTTTACTCTACTTGGATCATTTGCATAACGCTTTTTAAATGATGCAATATGTCTTTCTGCATCCGATTCTCGTCTTGCAAATCTATTTTTATTTCCTTCAATGTAACCTTCCAACTGTTTAATTTTGTCTGCATCCGACATTTCAGGTGAAGGTGTTGGTGCTGTTGCAACTGGTGCGGCAGGTGTTGCAGGAGTTGGAGGTGCCGGCATTTGTAAAGGAACGCCAAGTGCTTTTGATGCTTCACCAGTTAATCGTTTATTTAATTCGTAATTTCTTTGTGCTTGGTCAAGAGGAACACCTTCACTTGACATTGCTGTTGGTGATGTTGCTGATGCAGGTTCTTGTGGATATTTGTTTGCAAATTCTTGTGCTTTGCCAAATAGACCTTTTACATCTCCTTTACCAACTGCATCAAATAGACCACCAATGTCTGCTGATTTTTCATCTGAAGCACCAGAAGCCTTTGCCATGCCTGTCGCAAATTGTTTTGGGTCTGGCATGGTTGCTTTAACATTGTCTGCTTTAGCAGGCGCATCATCTTTTACATCAACTTTACCACCAAATAGACCTTTTACGAAATCTTTAATACCAGTAAAGATGCTTGATATCGTATCGGTGATTGGTTGAAAGAAATTACTAATTGAATCGAAAAGAGTTTTGAGGGTATCTTCACCAAACAAACCAAATGTTACAAAGTTTAACATTCCTCCTAAACCTGCAACAATGGCATCACCTAAATTTCCAGTTTCTTGGTATCTTTTGAAACCATCCATAATACCACTAAACAATGTTCCAATAATTGCAAGTGGAAGAAAAACTTTACTGAACACTTTCATTAGTGTTTTTGGACTAAAGATAGTTTTAATTGCTTTAGTAAAACCACCACTAAACAAAGACATTATTGATTCTAAAAA